GTAGTGCTATGTCCAATGATGATTACTCAGCAATGGCAACTTGTAATAACAATACTCTTATATGTTCACGGATAAGTGGAAAAGGAACTGGCTCATACGCATCTACAATGTCAACACCATCAAATACAGATACAGATGTTAGGAACAGCACAACCGTTCACGGAGACCTCGCATGAGTAAAGCAGCAGAACTCGCCGCACTGATTGGTTCGCAGTCGGCGTTGTCAAACAGGAACCTGATTATCAATGGTGCGATGCAGGTGGCGCAACGTGGTACGAGTAGTACAGGATTAACGTCTGGTGACAACTTTCTAACAGATAGATTTAAGACTGTTATTACTAGTCTAGGTACTTGGACTATTACACAGGATAGTGATGCCCCTGATGGTTTTTCTAAAAGTCTTAAAATAGATTGCACTACAGCAGATGCTTCTCCTGCCGCTAGCGACTTACTCATTATAGACCACAGAATTGAGGCGCAAGATTTACAGCAACTTGCTTACGGCACATCTGCGGCTAAAAGCATCACACTATCTTTCTATGTAAAATCAAATAAGACAGGCAATGCAACAGTAGGTATTTTACAACCAGACAGTTCATTCAAGATGGTGTCACCTCAATATACAATCAACTCAGCGAACACTTGGGAACGTAAGGAAATTGTAATTGCTGGTGATGCGGCAGGGCAAATTGATAATAATACTGACAGAGGCTTAGAGATTGAGTGGTGGTTAAATAGTGGTTCTAATTTTACAAGCGGTTCACATCAGAACACTTATGTAGCAATAGACAATACTAATAGAAATCCATCTAATCTAGGCATTGGCGGTTCTACGGATGACTACTTCCAAATCACAGGCATCCAACTAGAAGTAGGTGAACAGGCCACGCCTTTCGAGCATCGGTCATTTGGCGATGAGTTGCGTAGATGTCAGAGGTATTACGAACACACTTATCCATATGGAACTGCTCCCGGTACTGCAAATGGTGGTATCGGTGCTGACCACCGATATGTTGGCAGAGAAACAGCAAACAACTATGGGTATTATACCGCACACTACAGAGTAGAAAAACGGGCTGCGCCTACTGTTACAGTTTACTCGTATGCTGGAACAGCAAATCAAATTGGAAATGGCGATACAGGTGGTGACTCTGGTGCTGTTGGAGTTATTCAAAGCGGTACAACTTCTTTCTTGCCTAGAAACACATCTGGTAGCGGAGTGTCGGCAAGGGCATTGATGTACCACTTCAAAGCAGATGCAGAACTCTAGAGGTTATTATGGTAATTGAAAACGCAAAATACGAAGAATATCTTGGTGAAAACTGTGGCATTGAAGTTACAATAGATGGGGAAATTTGTCATGTACCCCTTGACCCCGCCAACAGTCACTACACAGAAATCATGCGTCAGGTGGACGCTGGTGACTTGACCATAGCTGACGCCGACTGATGAAGATGGCACAGCAACAGGAACAAACATTGAAAGTAGCAATGGACTTGGAGTCGCACGAGAAAGAGTGTGCGATGTTTCGTGAGATGGTACACGACAAGCTGGAAAGTTTAGATAAGCGCATGTGGCGTTTAGAGGCAATGATAATGGGTAGCACTGTAATGGTGGTGGCTATGGTAGTTACAGTATTTATGGGAATGAATTAATATGGCGATGTTCAAAGCATTTAAACCGGAAGCAATGAATAAGATTGCAAAGGCTATGGGCTACTCTGGCGATATGGGGCAGTTCCAAAGCTACATCGAACAAGACCCAGCACGTAAGGCACGTATGGATGGCTTTGTAAAAGCTGCACAGACTATGGCTAAAGGTGGTATGGTTAAGAAGATGCAGACTGGTGGTATGATTCCGGGTATGGAAGCCTCTGTTCCACCTATGTACGGGCCAGAAGGTACATACTCTCTTACTGGTGGTCCTGACCCTAATGCCCCACCAGCACAACCAGCACAACCAGCACAACCCACACCTGCTGCTCCAACACCCCAAAGTAATGTACAACCCCTAGCCCAAGCTGCTGTACCACAACAAGGTGATATGTCAGGTAAAGCAATTACTGACATTGCTGCTGAACGTGCCTTTACACCGGGTATGCCTACAGGTGCTACTATTACACCCGTAGGAACTGTAGCTACTCCACAGCAAGATATTAGCGTAGGAGCAGGGCAAGTTTCTGGTACTGTTGCGGTACCTACAGCACAGGCTGGTACGGCATTAGCTGCTCAACCTGTAGATACAGCCGCTAATGTCATGGAAGCTGCTACAGCGGCTCCTGCGGTTAATACAGCAATGCAAGCCACGCAAGCTGCACAGGCTGACCCACAAGACCCACGCGCACAAGTCACTGCTGCGCAACAGACTGCTACCTCTGTAGGTAATCTACAGGCTGCGCAGGGTAATGCTACGCTTATTAATAATCCTGTACAACGTCAGATTCAATCAGGTGAACTTATCTCAGGTGCTGCTGATGCACAGACTGCTGCTACCTTTACTGAACAGGTGCAAGCTGCAGAGGCTACACCATCTACACAGGCTACCGTACAGGGTCAGCTTGCTTCTCTAACAGATAACTTTGACGCTGCTAACCCACCAGCATGGGCAGCAGGTGCTATGCGTAATGCTACATCGGCAATGGCTGCACGTGGACTAGGTGCAAGTAGCCTAGCTGGTCAGGCTATTGTACAGGCTACATTAGAGTCTGCACTTCCTATTGCACAGGCTGATGCTGCTACAGTAGCACAGTTTGAGGCACAGAACCTATCTAATCGCCAGCAACGTGCAATGCTTGCCGCGCAGCAACGTGCCGCATTCATTGGGCAAGAGTTTGACCAAGCATTCCAATCCCGTGTACAGAACGCTGCTAAGATTAGTGACATAGCTAACATGAACTTTACTGCTGAACAGCAGGTACAGCTAGAGAACTCTCGTGCTGCTAATACAATGAACCTAAACAACCTGTCTAACTCACAGGCAATGGTCATGGCAGAAGCATCTGCACTGGCACAGATGGATGCATCTAATCTAAACAACCGCCAGCAAACTGCTGTAATGAATGCTCAGTCCTTCTTACAGACTAATATGGCTAATTTGTCTAATCAGCAACAGACAGAAATGTTCAAGGCGCAACAGCGTATTCAGTCATTGTTTACTGACCAAGCTGCAACTAACGCTGCACGTCAATTCAATGCATCTAGCCAAAACCAAGTTGACCAGTTCTTTGCTTCTCTTGCAAATCAAACATCACAGTTCAATGCCTCACAAGCTAATGCGCAAGCACAGTTTAACGCAGGTGAGCGTAACGTACTAGAGAGATTTAACAGTGAACTTAACAATCAGCGTGACCAGTTCAATGCCACCAATCAGCTTGCTATTGAACAGAGTAACGCAGTGTGGCGTAGAGAGATTGCTACAGCAGATACAGCCGCAGTCAATCGTGCTAATGAACTTAATGCTAACTCTGTACTCGATATGTCTAAGACTGCCTATAATAATCTGTGGTCGTATTACGCTGATACAATGGAATGGGCATGGACTTCTGCAGAGAACGAACAGAACCGTATCGCAGACATGGCTATTGCTACACTCAATGCAGATGAACGTGCTAAGATTGCTAAAGAGCAAGCTGGTACTGCCGCAGGTACTGCGCTTGGTGGATTGATTGGTACACTTGGTAGTGCCTTTATCACATCTAAGTTCTGCTGGGTAGCACGTGAAGTGTATGGCGAAGGCGACCCACGCTGGTATGCTTTCCGTATGTGGCTTAAGTATAAGGCACCCAAGTGGCTATACGCAATATATGCAAAGCATGGTGAAGGTTTTGCTAAGTTTATTAGCAACAAGCCAGCACTCAAGTGGATTGTGCGCCAGCTTATGAACATGGTAGTTGACAAGACGAGGAAAATACGTTATGCTTACTAATCCAGCAAGACAACTATATATCAATATGGATATTGAGAACTTAGAACAACCTGTCGAAGATAAACCTACAGGTGGTCTACTGTCTCCACGTAAACAGATGTCAGCACAGCCTACTAGCGTAGCTTCACAACCTGCTGTGCGTGTTGGACAACATATGCTTATCCTACGTAAACAAAGAGAGATGCTAAATGGCTGAACCACTATTTGACGCACCTATCCCCGGCCAAAGTCTTACTGCTGAACTAGGGGCTAGACCTTGGCAATCTCCTGCACAGTACCCTACGGTAGATGAGGCTATTGAATACTATATGTCTCGTATGGCTACTGATGAGTTTGCAGACAATCTTCTTGAAGTCATGGAGATGGGCATTCCTCTTACGACTATGGCTAATACAATTCAAATGTCTAGTGTGATGGAAGGCAAGCACTCTGTAGATGTTGGTATGCTTGTCATGCCAATGCTTATTGAGATGATGATGCTGATTGGTGATAGTGCTGGTGTTGAGTATGATGATGGCTTAACGGAACTCAAAGACGGTACTACTAATGATGCCGTGCTAGATAATATACGCCGTAAGCTGAAAGAAAAGATGGGTGAACCGGAAGAAGTAGCCGAAGTTGAAGAAGAAATAGAACAGCCTACAGGCTTGATGGCACGGAGAAAGTAATGAGTTTTTTTGAAGGTTTGATTACTGGTGCTGCTACTAGCATTGATGCACAACTAAAGAAAGACATGGAGCGTACACAGGAACGTGCCGAAGGTATGGCACAGTACCGTGTAACTCGTAGACGTGCAGAAATGGAACGTCAGAATAAAGAAAAACGTGAGATTAGTGATGTTATGAATCAGCTTGCTAGTCTTGTTGACGGTGACGTAGATAAAGCTGCACAACTTTATGTAGCTGGTGGTCAGAGTATCGAAGGTGCAAAAAATCTATATGCCGAACTGGATAAAAACCGTAAAGCTGGTAAAGATATTGGTGCAGCACTTACCTTTGCTGAATCACGTGCAAAGCCGGGTCAGCTTACTGACTATGTAAGTCAGTTTGTTACACCTATTTCTGCTCTGCCTGTAGCCGAAGGTGAGATGAAAGCTGCTGGACTATATGGCGCATTCTTTAAGCCAGACTTGGGCAAGCAAGTAATGCGAGACGTTGAAGAACAGGCTCCACTACCTACCGCACCAAAAGATGCACTAGATATTACAGGGGCAGGTATTGACCGTGCTGGCTTCCTAGCTGCAGAAGAAGCTGCAGAGACTAAGTTGTTACGTGAACGTGCTGCAGGTACTTATGATATGCAGGTAAAGAGATTTGAGACTGCACAAGAACAAGCGAATCAGTCTATGTCACTCGCACAAAGTGCAGAAGAACGTGCTTTGAGGTTGGAGAAGTCAAACGCATCCCAACAAGAGATAGATAATGCTCGTGCTGATGCTACACTAGCTATGCAACAAGCACGTCTTAATATGGCTACAGCAGCAGCAGAACGTGAGGCTACTGCTTTTGTAGGCGCACAAGAACTGCAAGGGCTGACTATCGAAACACGTAGAGCAGAACTTGATAAGCTGCAGAATGCACCAGAGTATGCTACATATGAACGTATGATGGTACATGCAGATGAACAACTAGCTGCTGAAACCTCTAAACCAGAACCAGAAAGAAATCTGGATTTGATTGCGGAACTTGAGGCGCAGAGAGCCTATGCTATCAATGGCATTAAGAGTGTAGCTGGCGCAGAAGATACTACTGACTATGTTCCATCTTTCTCTAAGCAAAGTGTAGACAGCATCATTAACTCTGAAATCAAACGTCAACTAGAGCCTGTCGGTCTTGTCAAAGACATTGAAGGTGAACTGGAATACATGCTTGAAGGTAATGAGGTGCAATTCTTTGACCGTATGAGCCGCGCACTAGACAATGTAGAAACACGTGTTGCTGGTATTGATGATGCCCAGATGACAAACACAATTAAAGCGCAGAGAAATTCTTTGAGAGAAGATAAGAATACGTACATAAAGAAACAGATAGATGGCGGCATTCCTACAGTTAAAGCTAATACAGCAAAGGATGCTGTAAGCAAAAACTTCACTTCTAACTTAGGTCCGGGTGCTATTGTAGAGTACAAGAATGCTCAAGGTGCAATCGTTACACGTATTTGGACAGGGAGTAGGTACATATAATGGCTACAGAGCAAGAGTTGCTGGCACAACTAGAGGCTCTTGAAAAGGAAGACGAGCAAGAGCAAGCCCAGCCAGTACCACAGACACCTGCAGAAGAAACTGATGTTACAGACGAAGATGAACTGTACAACCAACTTCTTGCTATGGAAGAAGCGGATGACGGTCAATTTGTAGCTAGGAATGAAGCTGTAGTAGACGAGCCTGAACCAACTGCTACAGATGAAGTTGCCGTAACTGATGTAGAAGAAACTGTACCTGCACCAAGACGATTGGGTGCAACAGGTTTTGACCTAAAGGTTCCTCTCAGGACTCCGCTAAGACAAGCGGAAGGCCAGACATTTGCAGAGACTAAAGAGCAAATCATTCCATCAACTTTGGGATTGGTTGCTGGTCCTGCTGTCGGTGTCCTAGAAACTGCAGACCTAGCCATCGGTCTAGCAGAAGGCGCATATAAAGCTGCCTTTCCCGAAGCTGACCAGACAAGGTTTGAAGGCTTCCTAGATGGTATCATAAAACAATTCGATGAAGGTTATGGTGAGTCTGCTCGTAAATCTCTAATGGAGATGGGCAAAGAGGCTGGCTATAGCAAAGAACAACTAGACGTTATGGACGAAGGTATCTTTGCGGGTAGCCTCGTTGGTATTGGTGGACTAATAAAGGCCGGAACAAAAAAGGCGACTAAAGAAACAGCTAGGGAAGTAGGTGAAGCTACACGTGCTGAACTTGCCGCTAAGAAACTAAATATCCGTAGGGCTAAAGCCGCTACAGCAGAAGAGATAGCTAAGAAAGCGGAAGATGCCGCAGAAGTAGCCGCTAAGAATGATGACATTGCTAGAGAACTAATAGTAGACTTTGAAACCCGAACTGGTAAGAACATATCCAGTGAGACAGCCGAAGGTAAGCTAGTAATAGATGCTGAGAAGGCGCGTAAGGCTGGTGTAGAGACAGCCGAAGAAGTAGCCGAATCTAACAAAGGTACTGTACGAGAGTTCCTACGTGGTGATAGCAGTCAGACAGAAGCAGCACTACTTGCTGGTATGGGTGATGAGATTACTCAACCCCTACTCAAGCCAGAGAAGTTTGATGCGCTTATAGCTACAATAGCTGACATGAAAGAAAAGTATCCTGATGGATTCAAGCCTAAACGCTTTACGAATGCAGATGGTACACCGGGCAAAGAGTATGGTGTCATTGACCACCTATTTGACCTGACAGTAAATAAAGAGTTGCTTGCTGGCGATGAACTTATTGACATGCTGAATAAGTATAACATCTCCTTTGAAGATTACATCCTCACCGTAGTTGGCTCTGGTTCAGAGGCAGGTAAAGTACTTCAAAAGCTGTCACAGATTAAACGTATGCGTCCTGCAAACGAAATGATTGCTATGCAGGAAGCTGCGACTAAAGAAGCGGCTGGTGCATTACGTAAGAACATCATGCGTATTGAGAACATACGCCGTGGTGGACTTGTATCACAGGTAGCTACGGCTGCTCGTAACCTACAGTCAGGAGCCATACGTGCGCCACTGGAAGGCTTGGGCAATGTCATGGACACTGCACTATATAATCTTACAGAAGAAGGTGTAGGAGCCGCCGCGAAGTCTCTAGGTAGCTTTAATAACTGGAAGGACAGCTTCCGTCACATGAAGTATATGTTTGGTCCAGAGACACGACTTGATGTCGAAGACTACACAGACTTTATCTTAGGCCAGCCAGAACTGGCGGCACAGTATGACTTGATGTTTAACAACCTCAACGAGATTCAAAAGCTGACAGGGCGTGGTAGTGGTACTATAGGTGATAAAGTCCTTACAGAATTAGAAGATGCAGTAGACGTACTGAATACACCTAACCGTTGGCAGGAATTTCTTATTCGCCGTGGTGCTTTCTTGGGTGAACTTGAGAGACTTACTAAACGTGAGTATGGTATCGACTTGATTGATACTATTAATGATGGCAAGATTCGTGACCTACTCAACGATGCTAGTTCTGTAAGGCCAAAAGATGCTAGGTCATTCAACGACATTGTAGCTGACGCTACTAATCGTGCGCTTGATGTGACATACGCCAAGCAACCTGACATACCTGTGTTTCGTTCTACCTCACAGTTTATTACCCGCAATGGTTTGACTGTCGTTATGCCATTCCCACGCTTTATGTTTAACAGCATGGAGTTGATGGGGCAGTATGCTGGTGGTGCTTCTATACCACTATCGCGTAAAGTTGCTAGTATAGTTACAGGTGGGAAGGTTGGTAAGGGTAAGCTAACTCCTAAAGACCGCCAGCGTATATCACGTAACCTTGTAGGTTTAGCTGTAGCTGGGGCGGCTTATCAATACCGTACATCAGAAGATGCACCGTCTGACTATAAACTACTCAAGACAGGCGATGGTACTGTGATGGATGTTACTCCTCAGTATCCAATGCGCCAGTTCATGTACATTGGTGAAGCCATGAAGCGTATGCAGGATGGCACATTCGGTGATTGGTTTAAGTCCAAAGAGTTTGCTGAGACATTTGTAGGCACAAACATTCGTGAAGGTGTTGGTCAAAGTCTCATACAAGAAGTTGCTGACCTTGCTTCTGGTGTTGACCTGACAAATGAAGAACAGGCTGGACGTATGATTGGTAGAGCGTTAGGTAACTATCTATCTACGTGGGCTGTTCCGTTTTCACAGATTATTGAAGCGGAACGTGCTACAGGTATGCGTGGTTTGCAGTACAAGGATACTGCCGAAGACCCAACACTAGACTTTCAGTCTAGCTTTATGCAAAACCTGTCACGTCCATTCGCTAGGTTTGAATCAGCAGAAGCAGAGGCCGCTAGACCAAAGCGTGAGTTCTTGTTTGCAGAAGAGAAGTCTCGTGTAGCACCACTGTTCCGTGTGCTTGGCGGTATCAACCTAGCCACTGTTGATGAGGAGTACGGTGAGTACATTGGTCAGTTTGGATACACTGACTTTGAACTTGGTAGCAAGTCAAAGGTAGGTAGCATACGTAGGTTTGAGAATCAGGTTGTACGAGATGCCTTACCTGCTATCGTTGAAGGTGCTAAACGCTATGAACAAACTCTTCGTAATCAATATCAACTAGCCAGTGATAAGGTTAAAGAAGAGTTTACGGAAGAGAAGTATGTATCTAGTCGCATACGTGCGCTAATCAAGAAGAAGATTGGTGCTGTTCGTAAGAAGATTAGTAAAGGTAAAGCCTTGTCTGCTGATGCACCTAAGTATGCAGAGGCTATGTTGAAGTACCGAAGGCTTGGAAAAGAAACTCGTACTGCCGCCACTGTCAAATTCGTAGAGAAGTATAATAGAGAGCCGGATGGAACAGATGAAAAGGATTTGTTCCGATTGCTACGGATAGGGCAAGCCTACGATAAGGCAATGAAGTAAAACAAAGGGGGCAGTTAAGCCCCCTCTTTTATATTCTGCCTAGCCATTTAGCTATGTGTGAAACAAATGGTAACAAGGTTGCCGCCATAAACAAGTTAGCACCTGTATGTGCTATCGCTATTCGTAGCGTATCTCCCTTTGGCATACCATCTGACACTAGCAATCCAGCCAGCCATATAGTCCCTGTAGTTCCAATGTTAGCACCAAGCACTGCCGCTATAGCCGCTGGCAATGGCAATGCACCAGAAGCAACCAGTGCGATGATAGCTGTGGTGGACAGGCTAGATGACTGCCATAGCAATGTCATCACGATACCGCCCACAAACATATAGATAGGGTTGCCCAAGAACCATGACAGGTGTTCGATGTTACCCATCGACTTCATGCCACCAGAGAATGTTTTCAAGCCGACATAGAATATAACTAAGCCGACTAATGTTGTTATGACAGGATTACCTAAGTCCATTTTACGTACCTTTTTCCATAGCTTTGTTTCATGTGACACAATTACCTATTATCCCCACTGCCTGACAGAGTACCTCTAGCTTTACGGTCAGCTAGTTTCTGCAGGTTATTCTCCATGATATGTCCTAAGTCCATACCCATTTCTTCTGCCAGTACTGCACAATACCACATTACATCCCCAATCTCATAGCCAATCTGTATCTTCTTAGCTTCATACTCGTCTTGTGCCGCACCGTCACGAATAAACTTCTTGACCTTGTTGGCAATCTCACCAGCTTCCCCTGTAAGGCCAAGAGTAAGATACTCCATAGCCTTATTCTTAGGGAAGATGGCAGTCTCACATGCCTTCTCTTGGTATGCTGTTCCTGTAATGTAACTCATTCTATTCTCCTTTATCCACTGTCTAGCTTCTTGCTCTAGCTTGTTCATTATGTTGTACCCTTTTCAAGTTGGCGTAGTAGGCATCATTGTACCCACGTAGCCATTCACGATGCTGCATTGTATTGTGGTCAATGCCGCTGTCACCTATGTAGAACTTACCCTTCTTTGATTTCAGGGTCTTGCCCTTCATAAAGGCATCGAAGCCCCACTGGTATTGAATCTTTAGTGGGGCATCATACTTGCTTAGTCCATTACGCCGCATCAGATTGCTCCTTAAATGCTTTGATTACGTCAGAGGAGAATAGCTTCTGTAGGTTCAGCAAGTACATACGTGATGCATTGTTGTCACCACCAGAAACACTACGCTTCTTATCTAGGTTGGCGATGATGCGCTTCAACGAGGCAGTATCGAACACAAGTGTTGCAAATGTTTCATCACCGATACATAGATTGTGGAACCAGTAATCTGATTCCGTAGCGTTAATGCCACTTGGCTTGCCGTAGCACTCATACTCAATAGCGATGTTACCAGTTTTTTGCCATACGTCTCTTTCACTTTTTACCTCAATCTTTTTGTCCTGTAGCATATCAGCTACCTGTTGCTCACGTACCTTTCCATACTCTAAATCAATGTCAAACTTCTTGCGGTCTTCAATCTTTGGTTCTAGGTTTTTCATTTTGCTTCTCCTTCTGTTCGTGCTGTTGTTTAATCTTCTGCCATTCATCCCACTGTTCTGACTTGCGTGGTGGATTGTATATTATATAGTCCTTACCTCGCTTCCAGACCAGCTTACTCATCGTCAAGTCCTTTCATCTGGTTCATTGTACGCCTCAAGTCCTGCAAGTATTCTACTCTTAATTGCTTCAACAATCAAGCCCATTCTTGCTTCTTCATCCATTTCTAATGTGACTACGGCACCGCCATCTGCTAGTTCAATGTAGTCTGCTATCTCTATTTTCATTTGTCATCTCCTATCAATAAACGCCGTAACCACTTGCGTTCCTTTTTGTTGTATGCCCTTTTGATGCGCTTTAGTTGTCCACGCTTCCAGTAGTAGAATTTCCTTGCACGAGTTAATGCGTCCTGTTCATCCCCTGTCTTTAGTGGCATCCGCTTCATTGCTCTCCATCCTTTTTACTGCGGCAAGCCAGCCCTGCCACGCCCACCACAATGGTGAGTCTTTTCTGATGTTGTCAATCGTATAAATAAGTTCACCAGTATCCCACCAGTTATCGAAGTCTTTTTCTGTTGGTATCATACTCAATCCTCTTCCCATTGACGTGTCCAGAAATACTCGCCGCAACTGTCAATCTCATGTTGTGGATAACCTTCGTTTAATAGCCACTCCATCACGTCTTTTGTGCCTATAGGTAATGGTTTGGGAAAGCCATATTTCCATCCACTTGGTACATCAATCATCGTTTGTTTCATTTGCTTTCTCCTCTGGTTAAATTTGGGATGCCCTATAACTACTGATAAGCAGTAGAGATTTGATATATCGCCCTGCACCGACATCCAATACAGGGATAGCTACCGACTAAGTGTGGTTACTTCCACTCAGATATGAAACCGCAGTAGCATAGCTTCATACCCTATCGCCCCCGGATGCAGGACGATGACTGAATTTGGCGGGGCGGCGGGACTCGAACCCACACATACTGATACAGAGAACAGATTTCTAACCATTTGAATTACGCACCCTTACTGTTATGCCGCGTTCAAGTCTACTACTTCACAAGCATCTGCAGTACATGCCAGTTCACGTCCACCTGACGTTGTGTCCTCACCTCTTTCAAAGTCCTCTAGGCGTGACCAATCAACACTCTTAGGCATCTGTGCCATCATAGCATCATACTCGTCCTCTGTACAGTCCTGATACGGTGCTTGCTTGTACGTATGGTCACTAAATGGTAGGAAGCTGATGCCAGATACTTCATCGAAGTGTTCATACACCCACGCACCTACATCCATCCACTCATGTTCCTTCACAGAGATTGTTACGCTAGGCTTGTGTTCACACCAGTAACGCTGGTAGGTAAGCCACAACTCAAGCTGTTCAATAGCCGACAGAATTGTGCGTGTTACCGCCCCACGTGGTGATGCCATTGGGAAGCTGAATACTGTAGTAGACTCAGGCTTCATAACATCCGGCTCATTCGGAATATCTTCTGAGATGAGGAACTGTGTGAGTGGGTCTTTGTTATCGCCACGTACAGTCCGAATGTAGTGTGGGTTGTGCCTTGCATGGATGCCAGACGCACTGTCCACAAGCTGTGACACTGTACCACTAGGCTTCACACAGGTAATAGCTGTTGACTGTGGGATACCAAGCTGTTGTGCCATAGCCGCATTAGTCTCTACTGCTGTGTCACGCAATGTCTCTAGTGTCTGACCAATGTTCTTACCAAGGTGGGCTGATGTGCCACTGAGCAAGTCATTGTCCATGATACCAGTAAGTGATACACCCAACAAGCGTTCTTCCTCTGTGTTCTTCTTCCAGATATTACGAAGATACTTGAAGTCAGTCAGTGTAGATTGGAACGTACCCAAGATTGTAGCCAAACGTACCTTCTCTCGTAGTGTCTGCTGTGTATCACCAGCACGTGCTACTACCTCTGACAGATTACAGAACTGGTATGGACGCAAGATAATTTCACTGCAAGGATTACAACCAAAGTCATGTTCCGCATCACGTCTACCATTCTTGGCCGCTTGTACTTGTGCTGACTTACGGTTGAAGATACCACGTTCACCTGACTTACTCTCGTACAGTGACACCCATTCACGCATGAATGTACCCATCTCAGGCTTGCCTTTGTACGCTACAGAGTTATTAGCCAGCGCACGTTGCCCTTCATTCTCCCACCACTGACCTGACTTGGCATGTGCCATCTGGTCATCGTTAAGATTAGACAATGAAATCAATGCACTACGGCGTACACCACCGACTACAACAACCTCACCAATCTTACACATGATGTCGTGGCATTCGATAGGGAACAACTTACGACCTGCCGCGTTCTTGAACTTGTCAATGACAAACCGGAATAGTTCTTCCAGTGGTGCAGGACCGGATGCCCTACCGCCAAATGTCTTGAGTCGTTCACCTGCTGGACGTACAGCAGACACATCCCACTTAGGAATCTGACCAGCATACAGCATAGCAATCAATTCACGTAGTGACTTAGCCCATCCGGGGCGGCTGTCACCTACCTTGATTACTGTATCAGTCTCGTGCATGTCTTCATTAACTGTAGGCATCTTCTCAATGTTGTGTCGTTCCACAGAGAAGCCTACACCAGTGCCACACATCAAGATGTACATAGTCTCATCGAATGCTCTAGGGCTGTCCACAGGGACGTAAGAGCAGTTGTATGCCCCTACGTGGCAACGGTCTAGTGCAGGGCCGGATGTCATCAAGGCTCTCATGCTAGGCATGATGTCCTGATTGAGTACAGCTTCCTCTAGTTCACCACGCAGTTCATCTGATAGCACATAGTTACACGTGCTTTGCAGATGCCCTTTCATATAATCAAAGTAGCGTTCTACTGTTTCAACCCATGTCTCACGGCGTTTATCTTCTTCTTTCCATCGTGCATACCGTGATAGCGCGATGAAGTTCTGGTAGTCTGTTGGTAGGTAATTGTTCATATCTGTCACTCCGTTATCGTTCTCATTGTTCTAATGTCGGCACCGTCTACATCATAGAAGTATTCACGTATGCCATCCTCTATCTCTTCCCCTACCTGTCCATCAGCAGGGATAGGGTATTCCTCTTCATCTATATCCAAGGTAATAAACATCTTAACTCTTACCATCTGCCATTACCTCTTCAATCAACTTATCCAAGTACCACTTGGCTTTCTCTAAATCCTCAACAGGCTTGTCCTTGTAATCAAACCGCCATAGATACTTGAGAATGTTACCCTGCAGGTAATACTTGAACCCATCACCAGTAGCCGCAGAGATAGCATGAATACACTCGATGCCTGTCTGGTTGTAATGTGGTGGACTATTCACCATGTCCACACCACCGTAGGCTTCCTTGCCAGCTTGCTCCTCTTCATCTTCCATCATCTGTTTCATTTCATCTTCCATCATCTGTTTCATGTATGCCTCGTGTCTCATGCGTTACCCCCTGTCTTTGTGTTAAAGTTAAGATG